TTGTTTTGTTAAAGGCCATGATTCATCCTCCCCTTAGTCGGCCACCGCAGCCGTGAAGTGATGCACCACGCCGTTGTCTTCATTGCTGGACCCATCGACCGTGTTCCGGTCATAGACCACTTTGGAAATCCCGTTGATCTCGTGATGCTCCAGGCCCATGTCCTTGTTGTAGTTCGACAGTTCCTCGGTGATTCGACCGTACTGCGCCCAGGCGATGATGCCGGCCTGTGCTCCCAAGAGCAGATTGTGCGCGTAAGCCACGGTCGAACTCCCGGTCTGGACGCCTTCCCATTCGTAAATCAGGACGCCGTTATAGCCGCCTTTGAATTGCGAACCCGAGAAGATCGGATTGCCGGGATTCGACACCGGAGGAATCAGCAACATCGGATTCTTCCAGGCTGGATCGTCGTTAGTCAGGTCGCGCGCGGACAAGGTATGCGCCACGTACACGTACCACTCCTGCACGCCTTCCTTCTCGCCGATCATCACCTTATACGGGCGCATCTTTGCCACCGCGCTCCCGCTGATGAGCTGTGCCTTGCGCTTGCACTTGTCGATATCCACCAGCTTCAGCTTGTCGTCGGTGCCATCGATGTTCTGCAACGCCGTCGCATGGGTCGCGTTCCAGTTGGAATCAGTCGTCCCATACTGGTAGCGGCCACGCACACGTCCAGTAGACGTGTCAGACAGCGCCGTGGTGATCCGGTCATCCGTCCGCAACTTGCGCTTGTCGGCCAGGCCGCTCCGCATCGACTGCACAATGCTGAACGCCGCCCGCTGCTGGGTCATCGGCATGTTCTCCGACTTGACGGCCACTTTGTCGTCATCGACCGTCATCCGGAAGTTGTAGAAGTCCATCGTGCCTTCGTTGCCGCTGGTCTTCGTCCGTCCCGTAATCACGCCGCCCTTCACCTGTGAGCGGATCGCCGTGTTGATGGCATCGCCGGTCGCCTTGGTCAAATCCTCGCGAATCTGAATGACGGCGCTGTCACCCTCACCCATCCAGCGAGACCAAAACGACTGCCGCAAATACTCTTCATTCAGTTCGGCAATCCACACCTCCGGGGAGATGGCATTGCCGGTCAGGATTTCAATAAACGCCATGATTCAATTCCTCCTCTTGGCCGACTCGCCCAGGCTCAGACATTGTTGTGCGGGAACAGCGCCCCCGCCCGAAATGTCCGCACGGTGTCGCCACCGCCCGTCTTGGGATCGCTCCCAGCTGATCGCGCCCGGTTCAAGCTCGGCACCGTAACGGACGGTTTTGCATCCCCGCCGTCTTGTCGTTGTAGTTCTTGCTTAAATTCTTCAAACAGTTCGGTGCGCAATAGCCCTTTGGCCGTTTTCAGTACATCGGCTTCGGTGCGCCCGAACTTCGCCAAAATGGCCTCTTCGTTGACCGCTGCCAGGGCCTCATGCACAGGCTTCTCCGCCTGCATCACCCGCTGCACCAGCCAGGGCTTCTCTTTGGAGAGCTTCGTGTAAGGGCTATCTTCGCGGTAAATGTTCGACAGTACCGTTTCTTCGCCATATTCCTTGATGGCCTCGTCTCTCGACGTGTCCCGGCGCTGCTCCCACTTCGCGAATTCTGCCCTAAGCGTCTCCTCGCTCGCCTTCTGCTCCGCCGTCGGCTCTTTGTACGTCCCATCCAACTTCGATTCGACTTCCTTCATCTTCTTGGTCATCTCATCGAACTGGCGTTGAAGGTCGGCTTTCTCCTTGCCGAGACGTAAATTCGCCTTGGCTTGGTCGGATAGCTCCTTCTTCAGCTCCTCAGCTGTCTTCTCTTTCTTGTCGGTCTTCTCGGGTTCGGTAGCCTTCGCCTGTTCAGCGGGCTTCTCCGTCTCCTTGGCCGCTTCCGACTGGCCGTTGTCCTCAATTTTCGGCTGATCGATCGGCTTAGCCGGCGCCACAGATGCCCGCTGCCGCTGAAAAAAATCGTTCAGCGACGGCATCGTCTTGGTTTCCGGTTTCACCATCGGGGCCTCAGTCGTCGTACCCATCGGTCCTCCTTGCGCTCCCTAGGGAATCGTCCTAGTTCACGCTATCCTTGTTTTTCCCCGCCTTGCTCTCTGTCGCCACTTCAAACAGTGCCGGGGCAATCTCCACCAGCGCCTTTCCGTCATCCTCGCGCATCTCCTGCACCGCCCCCTTCTCCGTAAACGTCACTTGGCCGCGAGCCTCGCTCAAGGACACAAACGGAACGGGCAATTTCACCACTCGATTCGGCTTCTCTCCCAGGTATCGGACTTTCATCGTGCCCCTCATCCATGCTTCCCGAAGAAGACCATCTTCCTCGGTGTCTGAATCTTCACCACCCGCTCGCCCTTGTGGTGATCGTCGTAGAGTTCGTCAATCTCGTTCCGATGTACGTCCAATCCGGCACGCTGAAACTCCTGCTCCATGCGCGTTGAACATGTCTGCGCGTCTCGCAGGACGCTATGCGGGATTCTGATTTCCCTGGACATTCATCCCTCCCGTTTCCGGCCCATTCATCGGTTGCTGCCCGCTCATATGGATCTCTTTGGATCGCAGTAGCCCATCCATCGCCGTGGCTGACGCTTGATAATCGATCTTCCCCCGCTCGACTTCCGCCTTGGTGCCTTCCTTAATCTGCGTTTTCGCCAGGTCCGCCTTCACCTTCGTCAACCAGGCCGGGTCGCCCGCCCGCTGCGCCAGGAATTGCGCCAGTTCCGGCGATTGCATCGAGGAATACGCCACAAACGCCTTCTCTTGGTCTGACAAATCCGCCCAGGTCATCGAGAGGGACAGTTTCGGCAGTTGCGGCGCCGGCTGCATGGCCGATTGCAGCATCTTAATCAGCGCCTTCTTCTCGCGCAGGTTCGTGAGGCTCACCGCAAACTGCATGATCGCCGGGGGCAGCTGCGCCGCCTGCGGTAACAGCTTGAACAGCATGTCCAATTCCTGCTCACGGAGCGTCGTATAGTCCGGCGCGTCCGTCACCACCACATCGTAGATCCGCTGCTTGATCGCCTCCAGGTGCCCCTTTGTCAGCGACACCACCCGGGCCGCATTCGGGTCATCCGTGACTTGGAAGGTCATTTCTTCCGTGAAGACTTCCTTGATGAGCTGGAATTTCAGCTTGGCCTTGGCGAACCGGAATTGTCGCAAGCTCATGGCCGAGGGCGCCTGGATCATGTTCCCCATTGCCTGCTTCTTGGCAATGCCGATCCCAGATCGGACCTCGGACGGATGCCCCATCATTTCATTCGGCACCCCGAATACCCGGGGCAGCGCGGCTTCTTCGCTCTGCGCCAGCTGCATCTGCGCGGCTCCGATATCCTGATTGTTGGGGAATATGACGCGATTATTAGAAAGCGCCCCATTCGCCACTTCGACGTACCCGTCCGCCTTCGCGTTCTCGGTCTGCGCCTCTTCGGGGTCTTCAATCGCGTTCTTCTCCGCGATAATACGCCGGTTCGAAAGCATGTTGAGCGACTTGCTCTTGCGCTTGTTGATGGCGTCCTGAATCGGCAGCGCATTCAGCACCGGCCCAAACGGCTCGCCGTTCTTCTTTCGGTCGGCAATGAACGGAATCCAGGGGAAGTCGTTATGCTCACGAGGCGATTGCCGATGAAACAGCAAAATCCCACCCAGGAACATCCCGCACCACATCTGATCGACAATCTTCGGCTTGGCGATATACGCCGACTTCGGCAGCGCCTTCTCGATCTGCGCCAGTACATCCTTCCCGATCGGAACCGTAATGGCCGTCAGTCCGTCCGGCGTGAAGACCTGATACCGGCGCATCTTGCGGCGATACCAAAACTCCACCGGGCGCACGCGCTCCCGATCCGGATCCATAAACGCCATGAGGGGGTCATTGCGGAGCCGGTAGTCAAATCCAAGATCCGCGTCGATCAAGTAGTCTCGCGTGGCAACGGCCTTGGTAATCTCATTTTCTTTGTCTGGCGCCAGCGCAATCGCGTCTTCCAGGTCAATCCACTTAGAATGGCAAATATATTTGCAGTCAGCCAGGTCCGGTTTCTTGAAAAACGGGTCCGGGAACATATAAAACGGGTTTTCAACCTCTTCGTACACCCGAGGCTGCCCTAATTCGTTCTCGCCCACGTCGAGCCGCAGCCACCCCCACCCGCCCGTCAACCCATCCTTCGCCACTTCCGGCTCAAGAAACTCATACCCGTTATCCTGATCGACAAACCGATCCAAATCAGCGAGCACCGCCGAAGTTTCGTCGTCCGCCGGCGTATTCCGGCCTAAAAATGTCGTGGTTTGCTGCGTGGCGATGAATTGCCCAAGGAGGCGATCGACATACGGGCGGATTTCGTTCTGCACCGTGGCCGGCTGGCCCCGGTCGGCTAATTCCTTCAGCTCGGCCGGCGTCCACTGGTCGCCTTCCCGGTAGCGGTAGCACTTCGACGCATTATCTCGCCACGTCCGCATGACCGGATGCCGCACGGCTTCCTGAAACATGCCGAGCGCACGTCGAACCACCACCTTGTCGTCTTCTTTGGGAAGTTCCGCACGAAGAATGCGAGAGGGTCCAGCGATGAGGTCGGAGGTATTCGGCGAAAACGCCACTCAGGCCCCATTGCGACGGACGCCTCACTGAGAGGGGTGCATCACTACTACGTCGATACTATACTTTGATCGGCTTGTCAAGGTCTTTCGGCATTTCGGCCAAAATCCCCCGCTGCACCAGGAGCGCACAAACCTGCTGATAGCTCCCTCGGATCTGCCGATAGAGCGCCCACAACTGATCTTCCTCGCGCTGCGCTACACCGTCTTCCATGATCCCACTTTCTGGCGCCGCATGCGGTGCAATCGCGCCGACAGCGGCATCACCGAGCAATAATGTTTCAAGAGCCATCGCCCCAAACAGTACGCATCGGCCTTGTCCGGCGACTCGGCTAACGGCGGCACCCCAGGAATCCCCGAACTCGACCCCTTCCCTTGTACTTTGATCTTCCCGTTGACTTCTGCCCACTGGATCGAGGTCAACTGCCCGATCAATTCATCATCGTTGATGATGCTCGGCGTCTTCTCTTCCATGAACGCCTCGCGCGTCTCCCACCACACCTGATCCCGTAGCCGATGAAACCGCGTCGGATCGAGCGGGCGCTCGCTCACATCAATCCCGAAGCACCGTTTGATCTGCTGGATGTTCACCAACTGGTCATACACCCCGCGCCCAATCCCGATCGTGTCCACGCCCACCGCAAATTGCACATCCTCGTCGATGGCCGCCAGCTCCGTCTTCAGATCACCGGCCACCGCATCACTCAACTGCGTGGTGTTGTTATATTCAAACTCCTGAATCCGCAGTAATTTATCCCCGCGCATCGGCATGATGATCGACTTATCCCCGCCGTTGCTCCCCCCTACGTCAATCGGAATCACCAGCGGATCGCCCGGCAGCGTCAGAATCTCCCGCTCCGTCGCGTCCATCACCGACTCATACGCAATCAACGTATTACTCGACTGATTAGGCGGCAGTCCCCGCACGCGCACCCGATAAAAGTCCGAATCCTTGCCATATTTCCGCTCCAACTCGACCTGCGCGTCCTCGTTGAACCACTTAAACCGCCCCGGATTCTCCAGCTTCTCCTTCCGCAGCGCCTCGCCGTCCCAGTGCAGCGGTACCCACATCTCTCGGTTGCGTCGGTGCGTCTCGATCGCAAACCCGTTGCGCCGCGTCGGGTTGAAAATCAAGATCGCCATACTCAGCGGGTCCGTCATGCCGCCTTCAATCGGCTCAAACACCGCCTCCGCCACACCAGACCCCTCATCAATCTGATATAACACCCCCGTCGCATGAATCCCCGCCAGCACGACCTTCTGTTCATCCGGGTTCGCATTCGGTTGCACCGTGCGCGGCTCAATGCGCGACACATTCCCCCGGTCCTTGTCCTCTTTGAGGAAGATCCGGTTCGCAATCTTCTCGAATATCTCCCCCAGCAACGGATTCCGCTGCAACCACGCGCCAAACTCCGGCCACAGCGACGAATGCAGCTGCGGCCCAGCCGGCGCCGTACACACCACTTTCGGCCGCACCGCCTGCAGCGCGAACAAATAATGCAACCCACACAGCGAAATCGTGGCGCCCTTGCCCACGCCCTGCCCCGCCATGATCGAAATGCCCATCTTCTTCGCGTACCGCTGCTCCTCCGCACTCAACGGCAGATTCTTGTACCGCTTAATCTTCGCCCCGAGCAGCTTCCCGTACTCCAGCCAGAATTGCTCCTGGCCGGACCACGGATCAAAATCCGCCCCACCGAACTTCCTCGCCCAGTAGATCGGCTCCTCGATCCACCGCACCGCTTCGGCGTGCTGCCGCTCTGCCACGGTCTTTGCCGCCATTAGCAGCCCTTCTTCTTGCCGCTCTTCTTCGCCGGTTTCGCCTTCGCCATGTCTCGCTCACCCCCTCTCAATACTTCGCTTGCCATCGCCTCGGCCATGCCCGGTAATACCACGCCCGCCCGTCAGGAACATGATGCTCAATACGTCCACGTAGCCACTGATTCACCGACCACCCCTTCACCGGCCTGAATCGCGGCTGCGTCCACGCATAGCGGAACCAGGCCAACATCTTCATCGCCCCTTTTTATCTTGCAAAAAAATTTATCTGGCCCACCCATACCCGAGCGCGGCGAGGATGCCACATAGCAGGAGAATGAGGAGCCAGGGCGCGCCGCTTTTTGATTGATGCCTATGGTGTGTGGGGCCTGATTGACACATCAACTCGACGCTTCCCCCCGTACCCCGGCCTCTTCCTGGCCTGAATTCTCAGACGAAACTGGATGGCTTGGCTCTGCGGACGGTGAGACTCCTAAGCTAGGAGTCTGACCTTGTGCATTGTCAACAGCTTGCGGACCACTGAACGCCGCCGACAATGCCGGTGCCATGATTTTAGCGACGAGCCCGACGTTGGCCGTCGATTGACCACGCTCTAGCCGCTCTTTGTCGTAGATTGTGCCGTGAGTCGCATTCAACGCCATGAGCAAACCTGTTTTCTCACTGGGCTTGAGTGCGGCTAGAACGCCATCATCAATACTCGCCACAATCCGCTTTTGGAGATCGAGGCAATCGCCTTGCAACCCGGCGAGCAGATCGGCCCGATGACTCTTGTATATATTGATGCTACTGATTTCAGCCCGATGGGCCTCAAGAAACCGCCATACGGTCGTACGTTGCACGCCTTGGTGCTTGGCGATATCACCGTCAGACATGCACGC